GGACCACCCAGGGCGTTGCCCCGTCCTGGAGGCTTGTCTGGACTACGCCATCAACAACGGCGAGAAGTACGGAGTGTGGGGCGGAACCAGCGAACGAGAACGCCGCCGGATCAAACGCCAGAGGCATCGTGATGCGGCTATCGAAGCTGGGCGGATCATCACAGCGTCGGCCAGTGATCGACAAGAATTTGCGAGCGTTGTTAGAAACGACCAAGAGGGAGACCCGACTCCTTGGGGACGTTCAAAGGCTCTTATTGCGGCCTGGAGGCGAGAACGGGCCGAGAGTCGACGCCTTGCATCCCTCCGAGATCAGTCATTCGGACTGGTGCCCCAGGGCGAGCTACTACCGGTTGTCCGGGCGGAAGGAGCACTCAGAACAGGCAGGTAGCTACTGGCAACTCCAGATGGTCTTCGATGAGGGCAAGGAGATCCATCACAAGTGGCAAAAAAGGATCTGGGATCTAGGGCGACTCGCCGGCACATTTTATTGCCAGGAGTGTCACTACGCCTTCCCGGCACTGGCCCCCCAGGAGTGCGAGAAGTGCCACCGGCCCCGGCAGTTCCTGCGCTACCACGAGGTGCCCCTGTTCAACCAGACCCTGAACATGGCCGGTCACGCCGACGGCCTGGACACCTGGGACGGCCCCATCATCGAGATCAAGAGCATCGGCCTGGGCACCCTACGCTTCGAGGCCCCCGGCCTGATCAAGGACCACACCTACGACTTCAACATCAATGGAAAATCCAGGGCGTTCCTGGACTACGACGGACTGTGGGATTCCATCCGGCATCCATTTCCCTCACACGTTCGGCAGGGTGATTTCTACTGCTACATGAGCCGCAAGTACCAGGAGGTGCTCTTCCTCTACGAGTGCAAGTGGAACCAGAAGGTCAAGGAGATGATCGTCCGGTACCGGGTAGAGCGCATTCAGGATCGGCTAGACCAGTGCAGCAGAATCGTCATGGCGCTCCAGGGCGGGTCGATCCCTCCCTGCCCCTTCGATGGGTGCGCCGACTGCCAACGCTATGAGGAGAAGCATGCAGACAACGGAAGAGTCCTCGTCCGACGTGCCCCGACGGATCCAACGCAAGCCCTTCAACCTGGACGAGGGGGTACGGAGGCGGATAGACACCTACCGACAAGGCGTCTACACCGATCTGGGGATCGATGAGCTACAGGCCCCGGATTTTCGCCCACCCACTCTCGGGACCGACATCGATGACCTGACCGACAAGCAGTTGATGGACCTGTTCGTCAAGTTCACCAGGTGGACGGATTTTTTTCAGAGCCAGTTGGCAATCGAGGAGATTTTCGAGCACCATGCCGAAATGGAGATCCGCAAGCTGGAAGGGCTGTACCTCACACGCAATCGTCCTGAAAAGGCTTCGGAGGCCGTTACCTGGGTGCGTGCGGCCATGGAGTCCGATCCGGAAATACGTTCTTCCCGAGATGCGCTCAAGCTGTACTACGCCAGACGCAAGCTGAAGCAGATGCTCTTCGAGTCGGCTGAACGCGACGCAGCCGTGGTGAGCCGGGAATTGACCCGCCGCACCGACGCCAAGAGCCCCGGCTACAGGAGGCCAGATCGAGGAGCACCGTGACCTACTGGTGGCATCCGTACATCGGCTGGGGACGGCGGCAGTTCGTGGTGGGCATCCGGCGCAACTGGCGTGACCGCATATGCCCCGAGCACCGGTTCATCCGCCTGGAGAATGGACTGTGGTGAGCGACCTCATCAATCATCCTCCCCATTATGGGAGCCATCCCTCCGGGGTGGAGTGCATCCGCATCGTGGAGCACATGACCTTCAACGTAGGCAACGCCATGAAGTATCTCTGGCGGGCCGGCCTCAAGGACGGCACCACCGAGATCGAGGATCTGAAGAAGGCAGCCTGGTACGTCAACCGGGAGATCGAGAGGCTGAAAGCCAGTGGCTGAACCCAGGAGCCTTCTCCACTACGTCAAGGGTCGCTACATGAACGACCCTGAGTTCCACGCCAAGGTGGAGATGGTCTTGAAGATCATGGAGCGGACCCATGAGGAGTTGACACCCGACGAGATGGGCCTGATCACCACGGCAGCAGCCTTGGGCCTGGCGATGGAGTGGGTGGACGTAGCGACTGGGGCACTCCTTGACCACTGACATCTACGTGGGGGTCGACACATGACAGGCCACCTGAGGCACGGCGATGCTCAGCGAGGAAGGCAAACCCGCCTCTACAAGAAGTGGTTCACCATGCTGCGACGTTGCTATGACCAGAACTTCGCTCGCTATCCCTCCTACGGTGGCAGGGGAATCAAAGTCTGCCCGCAGTGGCGACAGTATGAGGTCTTCAAGGAATGGGCGCTCAACCACGATTACCAAGACGGCCTCACCATCGAACGCATCGACGTGAACGGCGACTACACGCCAGATAACTGCACCTGGATCCCGATGTCTCAGCAACAGCGCAACACTCGACAGATCCGTTGGGTTACCGCTTGGGGCGAAACCAAACCTCTCATTGCTTGGGCTGAAGACCCAAGAGCAAAAATGAGCTATGGAGTTATTCGCACCCGATTATTGGCAGGCTATAAGCCTGAGGCCGCTATTGAATCGGGCAGACAGAAAACCGGGCCTAAGCCAGAACCTGATAAGCCCAGGAGTCGTCATCGAAAGGCTGTGAAATGACATGGATATCTATGTAGGGGTGGATCCTGGATCCAAGAACTGCGCTCTGGTGGCCTGGAGCCCCACAAGAGGGCTCATCACCACCTGGAAGCCCACGGGTTCCATGCCGACCGGTGTCCTCCGGCTGCGCCGGATCATGGTGGAGATCGACCGGGAGTTGTTCAAGCTCAAGGAGGACGGCGAGATCTGCAAGATCGCCATGGAGGGGTACTCGATGTTCGAGAAGTTCGGCCAGCACGCCTCCGGAGAGGTGGGTGCAGCCATCAAGCTCACCATCCTGGGCTGCTTCGATGCCCAGGATCCACGGGCCTACCCGCTCATCGTCCAGCCCCAGACCCTCAAGAAGTTCGTGTCCGGCAGCGGCAACACCCGCAAGGACATGATCCCCAAGGAGATCCTGAAGCGCTGGGCGATGGACTTCAACGACCCCAACATCGCTGAGGCGTACGCCCTGGCCCGTGTCGCCCACGCCTTCGACGTCGAGCCCGAGATGCCCAAGTTCCAGCAGGAGGTGATCAAGGGCCTGGCCGGTCACACCGAGTACGACCCCACCTTCACCACGCGGCGCCTGGTCAGGGTCGGACGGTGACCCGGCCCTAGGCTTGCGGCTATGCGTAGGAAGGAGAGAACACATGGCTGATCAGAGACGTGCAGGACACAGCGTCCGGCGTCGCATGGGAGCCGCTTCCAGCCATCTCGGTCAGGCTGGCACCTGGAGCCCTCCGTACGCCGCATCCCCTGGGGGCGAAGCCGCCCTGGCTGCAGGCGAGGCAACCGCTCGTGGGGAGGGCGAGATCCCCATCGCCGGAGGCCGTTACACAGGAACCGGAGGCCACCTGAAGGGCGTCCCCGACGTCCTGCCGTACCCCACGGGAGCCGTTGGCAAGGAGGGCCCGCCCCTGGGCGACAGCAAAGCGTTCGTAGCCGGCGTCAGCGCCGGGGTCCAGGCCGAGCCCCACCCGCCCCGGACCGCAATGGAGTCACACGGCGCCCGCCTCACCGTCTCGCCCTCGATGAAGATCCCCCAGGAGTCCCCGGTACCAACCCAGGGCGGCGGGAGGATCGTGCCCTCGACGCCCAGTCGACAGGGCTCCTTCGGGCAGGGGCAACAGGAAGCGGGAATGGGATGAGCGACCGGGGGGTCTTCCAAGGCCCCGCTCCCACCAGCGGTGGTGCTCCGAACGAGTACGAGTACGCAGACCACGTCCTGAAGGAGCCCCACGGTCCCACCTACGAGATAGTTGCCAGCGAGAAAGACTCGTCCATCAGGGACCCTCAGGACCCCCATTTTCTAGGGCAACTCATGCCGGCAGCCCACTCACGCACTGACGAAGTCCGCTCCTTCTTCGACGCTCAGAGCATCACCGGCTAACCCATGCCCAGGGGCGTCTTTACCCCATGGCAGTACCTGCCACCATATAACTTCGGCGCGCCAGGGAACGCCAACACCGTTGGTGGCGGTGGTGGCATGGGGCCGTACTTCCGTGATGCCCTGGACGCCAAGAGATCCGCCTACAACCAGACGCCCGAAAGTATGTGGCCCGACGGGTACTTGGGGACTATCAACACCCGGCGTGGGGACCGGCTGCTCGACTCCCTGAAAAATCGACAGAACCAACGCTCCTACGTCAGAGGTGTCCATAAGGGGGAGCGAATCGACCAGGCCGACTACTACTTCCCCAAGGCTCTACAGCCTGACCGTGGGGTGCGGCGGCAGATGGAGGCTATGCCTGTCGACACCATGTGGCTGAGCGAGCGCAACGCCCCTGAACTCGATCTCGTGCCTCAGTGGAGTCCACGACAGCAGTCGATGATGGGGGCCGAACCT